CTGACACCAGCGCGACGCTTTATAAGCAATACCCATCTGCAACTGCATCGGGGCATGCAAGCCAAAAGTTAGGCGTGACAGATACAGGTGCAGCATTGTCGAGTTCAACGCAAGTTCAGGTTGTGAGTTCAAGCGGCAACTCATCGGCGTTTTTGTACATTTCTGGCGGATGGGATTTGTCCACCGAAACGCAAACAGGGCAGACGTGGTTCAGGCAGATGCACGGAACGTTCGATAACCGTAATGGCTATGGGCTGTATATAGCGAGCAAGAGTTACACGAATTTGGATAAACTAAACTTCCTGCGCTACAGCTACGGCATCTACTACAGCGGCAGCAGCAACAACACCATCACGAGCGCAACCTGCAACTCGAACAACAACAACGGCATATACTACTACAGCGGCAGCAACAACACCATCACAAGTGCAACCTGCAACTCGAATGGATACTCTGGCATCTACTACTACGGCAGCAGCAACAACACCATCACGAGCGCAACCTGCAACTCGAATGGCTACTACGGCATCTACTACGCCAGCAGCAGCAACAACACCATCACCAGCGCAACCTGTAACTCGAATAGCCAACGCGGCATCTACTACTACGCCAACAGCAGCAACAACACCATCACGAGCGCAACCTGCAACTCGAACAACTACGGCATCTCCTACGTTAGCAGCAGCAACAACAACACTATCACGAGCGCAACCTGCAACTCGAATAACAACTACGGCATTTACTACTACAGCGGCAGTAACAACAACACCATCTACGCGCTTTCAACGACTGGCAATACAACGGCGGGTATTTATGCAGACAGCGCCAATAACATTTGCCACTCCGCTACCATTGCGGAAAGCACGAAAGTGGCGACGGGAACGACTTATTATGCCAACACGCGCCAATACATTAATAACTTAGGCGGCTACTCCTACGTCTACTCGAATTACGCCACCGCCAACTCGCAAAACGCATCGGCTGGCGGAACTGGCAAAGAGTGGAAGCTCGCTATCACGGATGCTGCGAGAGGCACTATCTACCCATTCTACATCCCTATTGCGAGAGTAGCGGTTGCTTCAAGCGGCAAGGTGACAGTCAAGGTCTATTTCAAGAAGTCAGGAACTGGCATTGCGGGGGCACTGCGTTGCAGATACGGGCAGATTGCTTGGAGCGATGGCACAAGTGACATTACCGTAACGTGCCCGAACGATACCAGCCGCAATCAGGTAACACTGGAATTCACGCCAACCGAAGCGGGGGTGGTTGAGATTGAAGCGGGGGCGTGGCACGTAAGTTCAACCAGTCAAACCGTCATTATTGACGACATTGAAATTAGTCAAGCGTGAGTAACCATGACGCTACCAACTAAGACTGACTTGCAAACAATGGACTACTCCTACGGCGGCGTGCCATTCGTCTCAGTTGCGGCAAAGGCGGGCATCGATTTAGACACGCTGGATTACTCCTACGGGGGCGTACCATTTTGGGGGCTTGAAGTAAGCGGGGGCGGTGCGCAAAACTACACTCTCACCTGCGCTGCTGGTTCGTACTCGCTTACCGGCACGAACGTCACGCTCACTCACACTCCGGCATCGCAAAACCTGACGCTTGCTTGTAATGCGGGTACATACTCGCTAACTGGCACGAACGCCGACCTCACGGTCAAGCGGAATTATGTGCTCACGTGTGGTGCTGGCTCGTATGCGGTCACAGGCGCAGCGGCTACCTTTGCTATAACACGGGCTTACTCGCTTTCGTGCGAGGCAGGTAGTTACACGCTTGCGGGCGTGGATTGTACATTCCAGTTACTTCGCAATTACATATTATCCGCAAGCGCCGGAAGCTACGCACTGACTGGGTCAAGCGTTGATCTGACCGTTCAGCGCAACTACTCGCTCGCTTGTGAAGCAGGTTCATACTTACTCACAGGGACAGATGCCGATCTGGTTCTATTGCGGAATTATATTCTCGCTTGCGGTGCTGGAACTTACACGCTAACCGGAACAAACGCAGGCTTGACTTCTGCTCGCACGATGGCGTGCAACGCAGGTTCGTACACTTTGACTGGCACGAACGCCGACTTCTACCGCGCGTTGGTTATGGCTTGTGAGGCTGGCTCTTATGCTCTCACTGGCGCAGATATAGAAATGCTCGTTACTTATATTTTGCTTGGCTCAGTCGCAATATTACCCAACTTATTTGCTTTAGGTGCTAAAGGCAAAAGAGTTTCGATCAGACCCACTAACGGGAGGATTAAACTATGACAGTAAAAACAGGACATGCTTGGGCAGGAACATTCGTCACGCTTGACGCGACAGGTGCGTTGGCGGCAGGAACACCTTCGGGCGTATTGTACGTTGACGGCACGGCTAACGGCGCAACGGTCACCATCACCGGAAGCAATCCCTACAAGTGGGCGGTCACCTTGCCAACGCTCACAGCAGGGCAAAGAGTGGATATGTATATTACGGCGACCATTGACACAATTGCTACGGCTGGCATCGTAGCAAGCGAACAGGCGGACACGATACTGGTAAGCGACGTTGTGGGGGCTGATTCGGACACGCTGGAGACGTTGAGTGACGAGATTGCAGCGGTGAATGACAAGGTGAGTGCGTTTATTGACCCTGATGCTTATGTGTTGCGTGGGACGGGGCAAGAAGAGTTGGACGGGATTTTTAGACGTGTTGATGATTATGTTTACTACAATCAAGCTGGCTACTTTCTGGAACGCGATTCTGGCGCATGGAGAATATATAGCCCAGGTCCTGCGGGCTTTCCTGACACTGTCTTTTACACAGCCACGAGTGACGCTGAAACACCCGACTTGGTAGATAATTGGGAGCTGGGGCAGCATGGCGAGCTGCCATTACCAGAAATCGGGTTTGTGAGTGCCGTGCGCCTTGCCAGTGAGCAGGGCAGAACGATTTGGAAGCAAGTCAAGATTGTTGACGATGTTGAAGGACAAGGCGCATTGGTTATTGAAAACAATGGCGAGAATGGAGCCGGCATAGGCACCTTTGGTAAACTTGCTGGCATGGTGAATTATGGCGATGAATACGGGCAGCTAAACATATCCGAAGAAGGCGACACGCCAGTATCAGGCTACGACCCCGCAATTATTACAGCGATAATGAGCTTCATGATTGACGGGTTCACCTTTGAACAGATAGTGCAGATTATGGCTTCAGTTTTGGCAGGTAAACTCACCCGTTCTGGTGATACCTTGACCTTCAGGGACTTAGCAGACACAGTGAATAGAGTGGTCGCTGAAACTGACGAAAATAAACAGAGAACAGGGATAACCTACACGGTGTAACATGGACTTTTGGGCTGACACTTATTGGGCTGACACTTACTGGACAGATACCTACTGGTCAAAATATTACTTGTTGATATTTACAACACCGGCTTGCAGAACCGCGACAATCGAATATGAAAACAGAACATTCGCAATTCCGCATGAGAATAGAACCGCGACAATCGAATATGAGAACAGAACATTGGAGGTCAAATGTCACTGACATTGCAAAACCCATTGAAAGACCCGTCGGCAGTATTGGATTATGCGTTCGACTGGACGGGATGGCTGGCAACCGGCGAAACAATCTCAAGTTACACCGTAACGGCACAGTCTGGTATCACCCTGGATAGCGACAGCGCAACGGATGACACTGTTACCGTTTGGCTGTCAGGGGGAACATCCGGCAGCCGTTACAGGGTATCTTGCAAAATCACAACAAATGCCGGGCGTATTGATGAGCGATCTATGATCATCGATTGCCAGAATAGATAAACTGAGTATTTATAAAAAACTATTATGCTAACCTCCGACCAGCTGGACGTGCTTCCGGGTCCGATCCTGGATTTATATGAACGATTTCACATCTCGATTTTAGAAGACATTGCCCGGCGGGTGGCGAGCCAACTGTATACCAGCGCCGCTTGGCAGGTACAGCGGATGATTGAAGCCGGACTGCTTTATGATGATCTACTGCATCGGATTGCGGAGCTGACGGGGGAGAGTGAGCGCACCCTGCGGAGAATATTTGAAAAAGCGGGCGTGACCGCCATGCGCTTTGATGATGCGATTTATAAAGCGGCGGGGTTGAAGCCATTGCCGTTGAATTTGTCCCCACAGATGACACGAATACTGAGTATTGGGCTCCGAAAAACCGCCGGCTTGCTGCGCAACCTGACTCTGACCACGGCACGTTCAGGGCAGGAGCTGTTTATTGCTGCGACCGACCTGGCATATATGCAGATTTCCACGGGCGCATTGGATTATGCAACGGCCGTACGTGAAGCGGTGAAAGAGATGGCGGGCCAGGGACTGGAGGTGATCTACTTCGAGAGCGGGCATCGAGACAAGATCGATGTGGCCACCAGGAGAGCGGTTCTCACTGGTGTGAACCAGACGGCCGGCCAGCTGACGGAAGCCCGTGCTGACGAATTGGGCACCGATCTTGTGCAAACGTCTGCTCATATTGGGGCCAGAGACAAGGGGGATCCACCTGAAAACCACGAGGCCTGGCAGGGCCAGGTATTCACTAGAGGCAAAGACCCAAATAATACTCAGTATCCTAATTTCTATGAAGTAACCGGTTACATGACCGTGACGGGGCTGTATGGCGTGAATTGCCGACATTCTCATTACCCGTTCTTTAAAGATATCAGTGAGAATGCTTACAGCCAGGCGGTGTTGGATGACTATGCCAGTAAAACGGTGACTTACAACGGCAAGGAAATGAGCTATTACGATGCCACACAGCAGCAGCGTAAGATTGAGCGGGAGATCCGGAAGGCGAAACGGGAAGCAGCGGCGGTAGAGGCGGCGGGACTGGATGCGAGCGAAGAGAAGCAGCGGGTCAGGAATTTACAGGCACAGATGCGGGATTTTGTGGAGCAGACGGGGCTGCAAAGGCAGTATCCGAGAGAGTCGATGGCACCGTTTGTACAACCCGAAAGTGTTGACCGTGATTTGCGGCTGGCGCAGCAGGGGAAACTTTTTGACCTTCAATCAGTAGAAACAGAAACAGTTTATAGTAAGCCGCTTGATTATTCAAGTCAATATGATGACAGTCAAATTATGTCTGACAAGATATTTCTTGAACAAAGAGAGAAGGTACACATTTGGAAAACGCATGAAGAAGATCGGGAATGGTTAGCAAAAAATCAAGACTTAGTGTTAAAGGCAATTTCCGATCCCATGTTTGTGGAAAACGTTCCGCGCAGTGCCCGTCGTGGTAGTGTAAATATTGCTCATATTATTTATATCGGTGAAAAGAATTTACCATTTTTGAATGTTGTAATTAATTTCAAGGGTACACGGGCGAAAATTTGGACTATGTTCAGAGTAAGCAAATTATATATTTATTGTGAGAATGGAATATTGCAGGAACGGTGGACAAAAAAGAAATAAAAAAACCGGCCTTGACCCCTTTTGGGGAATCGCACCGGTTTGGGGTCCCGTCCAGCATCGCGCGACTTGCCATCTCCCTCCTTGCGGAGGTGTGGGAAGCGACTTCCCACCTCAGAACCTGATACCATTATACAGGAATGGAAGATAGAAGTCAAGAAATACGCCCCAAATACTGAGTATCTGGGTTTGAAAAATAATTTGTTATTAACTGAACATATGATATAATAAATATAGATTAGCCCAACAGAAAAAGGGCAAAACAGAGCCGTAGGACTGGCAAACCAGCCACGCTTTTCACGAGAGATCGTGAGGGCGTGGCTTTTTTTGTTTCGATCGGCCAGGGCGATACCTGGCCAACACAGCGTGGCCGTTACCACGTAAAAAACACGAAGTGAAAGGATTCGAACCGATATGAAGCGTGAAGATTTGAAAGTGTTGGAACTTGCTGATGAACAGATTGACGCGATCATGAAGTTGTATGGCAAGAGCGTAGAAACTCATAAAACGCAGCTGACGGAAGCTGAAAAGCAGGTGCAAGCACTGCAGGGACAGCTTGAAGAGGCGACTAAAGCGATTGAGGGTTTCAAGGAGCTGGACGTTGACGGGATCAAAGCCGCTGCTGACGAGTGGAAGTCCAAGGCCGAGCAGGCTAAGGCGGAAGCCGCTGCAGAGATTGAGAAGCTGAAGTTTGACCATGCACTGGAAGGTGCGCTAACGGAAGCTAAGGCAAAAAACCCCAAGGCGGTGAAGGCACTGCTGAACTTTGAAAACCTGAAACTGGCAGAGGGGGGCAAGATCGTTGACCTGGATGACCAACTAAAGGTGATCAAAGAAGAAAATGATTATTTGTTTGAATCTGACCAGCCCGCTCCAAAGATCATATTGGGTGGGAAAGGAAAGACAAAAGTAACCGATTCAATGGTGGCCGCAGCCAGAACAGCGGCGGGGCTGCCTATTGAAGAATAAATAGGAGATTTGAAATGGCTTTAACAACTATTAACGGGATTGAGCTGGCGGAGAAGTTCCAGCCGATTCTGGATGAGATTTACAAGAAAGAATCGCTGACGGCGCGCCTGGATGGCCTGAGCAAGCCGGTGGATCATAACGATGCCCGAACTGTGTATGTGTATAAAACAAGCATGGTGGGGTTGGGTGATTATGACCGGGCGACGGGTTTTGCTGCAGGTAATGTGACCGGTGTCTGGGAAGCACTGGAATTGACCAAAGATCGGGGTCGGGCATTCAGCGTGGACGCGATGAGCGATGAGGAAACGCTGGGGATGGCTTTTGGCACGCTGGTGGGTGAGTTTATTCGTACCAAGGTGGTGCCGGAACTGGATGCCTATCGATTTGCAACGTATGCTGGTAAGGCGTCGGGGAAGCCAACTGCTGCGGCATTGACAACCAGTTCTGGTGTGCTAACTGCAATCGATCTCGCTCAAAAGACGTTAGATGGCAAGGAAGTGCCGCGTGAAGGGCGTGTTTTGTACGCATCGGAAGACATTTACTACCTGTTGAAGGGTGCACTGACCCGCACCTGGGTGAGTGATGGAACGGTTGACCGCAATATTGAACGGTTGGATGGCATGGATGTTGTGATGGTGCCACAGACTCGTTTCTACGAAGGGATCGATCTGATCGATGGAAGCGATCCTTCGACCGGCGGTTATGGCCAAACTTCTGGCAAGAAGAAATTGAACTTCCTGCTTTTGCACCCTTCGGCTGTGCTGCAAATTGCAAAACATAACCCATTACGAGTGTTTGCACCTGATTTGAACCAGACTGCGGATGCCTGGCTGTTCCAGTACCGAATTTACCATGATGCGTTTGTATATGACAACAAAACAGATAGTGTTTATGTACATCGGTACACGAGCTAACCGGAATATTAATGCCTGAAGGAGGCAAGTAAGGAGGCACGTATGATAAGAAAAGTTAATATTCACGGCTGGCTGAGAACGGTAAATGACAACTTCAATCTGTTGAAGGGCTTTTTCAGCGGCGGACCTGGACTGGGCGCGTTACGCGTTGCCCGCTGGGAATTTGACGTGATGGAAGATGACCCGGAAGGTGATGCAAATACCGAGATCGGCGCGCATGGCACCGGGATTATTCTGCCCGCGCATGCGATCATCGTCGGTGGGTTTATGGATGTGAATACACCCTTTGCCAGCGATGGCTCTGCGACGGTTGCTGTGAGTGTGGAAGGTGCGAACGATATTCAAGCCGCCGCGGCCGTTTCCGGCGCGCCCTGGTCGACCCATGGGCGTAAGGCGATCATCCCCAAGGCGAACACGCCAGAGAGTACATCCGTGAAGACAAGCGAGCCGCGCGAGGTGACTGTGACTGTTGCGGTAACGGCGCTGACAGGTGGAAAGGTAACCGGCTATCTTTACTATGTTGAAGGGCTGGAATCGGCAGATCCGCCAGCGAGTTCTTAAGTGAGGTGAGGACATGGCTGCAAACATGACTGTATACGTTGATTTTGAATACTACGAAAACACCTATGGTGGAACAGCTGTGTCCTCTGCTTTATTTCACGGGCATGCAGTGCGCGCCAGCCGGATGATCGATCGATTGACGTTTGGGCGGGCAGCTGAGGCGATTGACGACGAAGCCTATACTGAGCCGATCAAATTGGCAACCTGCGCGGTGATCGACAGCATTCAGGAGATTAATACCCGGGCTGGACAGATCACTTCTGAAAAAGTGGGACCGCACTCGGTAGTCTACACAACGACACCTAACAGTTTACTTTCAGATGAAGCTCGGATGAGCCAGGCGGCTAAGCGTTACCTGGGCAGTACCGGGTTGATGTATCGCGGCTTTCGGATGAGCGGAAAGGCTTACAGGGACTGATGCAGACGAACGGCGATATGACCCATTACAGCCGTAAGGTTGTGAACGGCGCTGAAAGCTGGACCCGAACGGTAATTAAAGATGTGTTATGGGTGAATACCAAGGCGGTGAACGTGATCCGATCAGGATTGCTGGACGCCAACGCGGTGGAAGTGTATATCCCAACACAGGGGCGAGAGATCGCAATCAAGCCCGGTGATGTGATTGTGAAGGGTGCGATCAGCCAGCCGCTTGATACTCAGTATTTGCTGGGTGACCTGAAGCGCGAATATGCGGACACAGTGACGGTGAAGAGCGTGGATCGGTATGATTTTGGATCACCTCATTTGCATCACCTGATGATTGGAGCGGGCTGATGGCGAAATTCAGAATTGAAACGCCGCGCGGGGTGGTATTTCATACAGATAGCGGGCGCGCTGAACTGAAGTGGAATGTGGGTTTCTCTGCCAAGTGGGAAGGTAAGTGCACCAAAGCGCAGGAACACCTGGAGAGTGAGATATTGAGGACATGCGAACCCTATATCCCACTTCAAACGAGCATGCTGGTCAAATCCGGCACGCTGGGGACGGAGATCGGATCCGGTGAAGTGAAGTGGATCGCCCCGTACGCCAAGTTTCAATACTACGGTAAGGTGATGATCGGTAAAGAATCACGATCTGCATGGGCGAAGCCAGGCGAAGAGAAGGAAGTCACAGATAAAAACCTGACCTATCACGGCGGCGGACAGCGCGGCGCGTTCTGGTTTGAGCGTGCTAAAGAAGTGCACCTGGCGGAGTGGGAAGAAGGCGTGCAGGAAAAGTTGGCTGGAAAATGAGCGAAATACTGCCTGAGACGATCATAGAGGGGATCCGCGATTACATCCGCACCTACACGGGGTTAAAAGAAGGCGCGCCGGTGTGGGTGGAGAGGCTCGGTAACGAGCCGACTGAGTATGCGGTGCTGCCGCTGGCAGGGCGGCGGGTGGTTGCTGAATATATCACAGGTAAGCGCGTGATGGAGTACAGCTTTGCATTTCGCAGCATGGAAAGCACGGCGGATGACCTGGTACGTATGGAGAATAATGGCTTTTATGAGAGCTTTGCACAGTGGTTGGATGATCAGACCGATGCTGGCGACCTGCCGGATTTACCGGCGGGGATGTATGCGGAGGGGATCGAAGCGCTGGGCCAGGGCTTTTTGTTTCAGGAAGGCAACAGCGACACTGGGATTTACCAGGTGCAATGCCGATTGGTTTATGAACAGAACTAAAGATTAGGAGAATTTTTACTATGGCAGAAAAAGTAAAACGCAGTTTATTTGCAACTTTTATTGACGTTGATCCGGGGTATGAGGATTGGGCGCTGGTAGGAGAGGGGGTAACCACAGCAACGATTGAATATAACCCTGAGATCAGTGAGGAAGTGTATATCCACCAGGACAGTGCCACGGCAGAGATCGAGAGATATGGCCCAAAAATGCCGTTGAAATCGAAAGCGGTTTTGGGTGACGATGTTTTCGACTATGTGGACGGGTTGCGGATCAATCAGGCTGTGTTGAATGACGCTCACACCCAGGTGGTGAATGTGTGGTTGTACAAGCCGGTGTCCGGACAGGCCGACACTTATGAAGCTGAATTGCGGGATGCAACGATTTCGATTGAAAGTTTCGGCGGTGATGGCGGACAGACGAACGAGATCGATTACACGATCCATTATCGCGGCGACCCGGTATTGGGTGAATTTAACATCGACACGTTAACGTTTGACGATGGTTCGTCTCCGTAGTCCGCAGCTGTGAAAAGCTGGGCCGAAGCTAAAAAAAATAAACAAAGGAGCCTATATGGATAGTATTCGCATTGATACCGGCGGGGTACGCCTGATGGTGAATGGCGATCCGCAACGGGTGATTGCATTCAATCCGCATGATGTGGTGTTTGCTGAACGCTTTTATGCGTTGCTGGGCGAATTTAAGGGCGCTGAGCAGGATTTTTTGGAGCGTGCCCAGGCACTGGACGCGGTCACTGAAAAGGATGACGCGGGATTACCCGTGAACGCTGGAGAGCGCATCAAGTTGATCCGAGAGATTTGCGAGTGGACGCGTGAAAAGATCGATGCGGTGTTTGGGAAAGGCACTGCACAGGCTGCCTTTGGCGACTCGATGAGCCTGGATATGTTCGGACAGTTTTTTGAAGGGGTGACACCCTACATCGAAAAAGAGCGCAGTAAAAAGATCAGCCAATACAGCAAGGTTGTGAAGGACCGGAAAGACATCGAAGACAGTAAGCGCGTGATGGAGTAAACCCTGTGAACATCCTGACCGACCAACTGCCGACTGCGATCAGGGTGAATGAGCGCATCTATGATGTGAACAGCGACTTTCGCGACTGTTTGCGGATTATCCTGGCTTTTGAAGACCCTGACCTGGCACCGCTCGAAAAACAGCTTGTGCTGCTGGAAAATTTATATACAGAACCGGTGGCGCCGGGGGATACCGCGAAAGCGATCAAAGAAGGTGTCCGCTTTTTGGACGGCGGGAGCGATGACGCGGGGGAAGACTGTAAAAAACCGCGTCTTTACAGCTTTGCGAAGGACGCTGGACTGATCTTTGCCGCGTACCAGCAGACGCACAAGATCGACTTGCAAAATACTGAGTATCTGCACTGGTGGCAGTTTATGACGCTATTCATGGATTTAGGCGAGAGCACGGTTTTTTGCAGCCTGGTGGGCTTGCGTAAACGGGTCAAAAGTGGCAAGGCGTCGAAGGAAGAAAAACAAATCGCCAGAGAGATGGGTGACCTGTTTGACGTGCCGGAGCTGGATACCCGTGACCTGGCGGAAAAAGAACTTGAGCGGATGTTTGTAGACCAGGTGAAAGCGGCCCGTAAACGGAAAAAGAAGGAGCGCGATGGAACAAGGGTATGACGGCGAAGTTGTAATCAAGGCGCGCATCGATGAGAGCGGGATCAACAAGGGCACGGAAAAGATCGGAGATGCGATAGCCGATGAGTTTGGCGCGATGGGCCAGACTGCGGAAGCTGGAACAGCAGCGGTCGGGAAGAGCTTGGTGAGCTTATTACCGGCTGCGAAGGGGGTTTTTGGTAAGATAACGGCTGCGGTTGGCGCGATCAATCCGGCGCTGCTGGCGGTGGGCGCCGGTATGTTAGTCCTGGGCAGCGTCACGGTTAACGCTTTCAAGGGGGTGATGGGGGTGATACAGACCGTCAAAGATAAATTGTTGCAACTAGCGAAGACGATTATCACATCTGTTAGGTCAACTATCGAACGCTTTGTGTCAACAGTGAAAAATGTGGTGACTTCGATTGCCCGATATCTATTTACCCAGTTGGTATCCGCGATCACAAAATTTACCAAGAATGTTATCGCGTCGGCAGCGGAAGTTGACCAGTTGAAAGGCTCATTTACTGAGTTAAACGCGACAGTGAGGACACTGGGGACTGATCTTGTATCACTGTTTATCCCACAAATCCAGACCACGATAAACTGGTTGGTGAACTTGCTGAATATCATTCGCCAGGTAATTGCGGCACTAAAGGGGCAAACCAGTTATACCAAGGTTGTAGCCGATGAATTAGGAAAGGCTGGTGGCGCGGCGGAGAAAGCGGCTGGCGCTCTGGCAGCGTTTGACGAAATCAACGTGCTGCAACAACCGGGCGGCGCTGGAGGCGGCGGGGGCGGTGGATTGGGTGAAGAGGAAGTACCGATTGATCAGGAATGGATCGACCTGGCGGGCAGGATCGCCGCTGCCTGGGATGTGGTAAAACAAAAGTTTCTTGAATTGTGGGCGGTGATCGAGCCATTTCGGAATTTTATCAATCAAACTGCAGACGATTTCAAAACCAATTTCCTGACGCCGGTCAGCGAGTGGGTGCTGGGGCCTGGCTGGGATGAGTTCATTCGGATCACGGATGAGCTGATGCAAAACTCGGACTGGGACGGGCTGGCTGATTCGCTGAATCGCTTTTATGCCGCAGTGGCTAAATTGACGATTGGAGTATTCCAGGGCCTGCTGACTTTTTATGATCGGTTCTTGCGCCCGATTACTGAGTGGACGGTGAATGAGGGACTGCCGCGGTTCCTGGATTCACTATCTGATGCGGTTGAGGATATCGACTGGGAATACCTGAATGAGCAGTGGGGGTTATTCCTGGACGCGTTGACCGAGTTTACGCTGTTGAACCTGGATAATTTGCTGTGGTTCGTTACCGAGATATTGATCCCGATTGGCAAGTGGACGATTGACGAGGTAGTACCAAGGTTCTTCCATACCCTGGCAAGCGTGCTGCGGATTCTGACTGCTGTGTTAGAGGCGCTCAAACCACTGTGGTTATGGTTCTTTGATGAGGTTCTGGCGCCAATGACCGGCTGGGAAGCGGATACTTTCCTGGACTTCTGGGATTTGCTTAACGAAAAGCTCGACACGCTCGCGACCTGGTTGGAGGACAACCCGGACAAGATCAGGGAATTTTTTATTATTGTTCTTGGGCTGGGAGTCACGGCTTTTATGCTGTTAGCTATAGCTCTTGCACCGGTGGTATTGCTATTTGGATTGTTAGCACTTGCGATTGCTACTGCTCTGCTTCCCCTGGCTGCGATTATTGTCTATATTACGCTGGTTATTGCTGATATCTGGTTGTTGGGTTATGAAATTGGGAAGCTGGCGTACATGGTTTATAACAAAATCCAGGAGATGAAAGAGAACTGGGAGGGTTTCAAGGAAGGCGTCAAGACAGCCATCCGAGTGGCCGTGGATTATGTTAAGAACAAATGGGATGAATTAAAGACAGCATTCAAGGCTGAGGGGATAAAAGGCGCGCTTAATGTTGTGATCGGGTGGATAGAGAATTTTGTAAATATCGCTATCAATGGGATTAATGCGTTAATTGATCTGCTAAATAACTTCAGTATCGATATCCCAGCGATTGAGATTGCTGGCCATGTTATTTATGGCGGTGGTTCTATCAGCCCGTTCAATTTCACACATAAAGCGGGGATATCAATACCTCGCCTTGCCCAGGGCGCAGTGATTCCACCCAACAGCCAGTTTTTGGCGGTGTTGGGTGATCAGCGATCGGGGCGCAATATCGAAGCTCCGGAAGATTTACTGCGCGAGATCATACGCGAAGAACTGGATGGTATGGGCGGGCAGGATGTAACGATCAAGTTTGCCGGTTCACTGAGCCCGTTAATTCGGGAGTTGAAGCCCTACATTGACCGGGAAGACAGGCGCGTTGGGGTTTCTATGGTGCGAGGGATTTCATGAGCAAATTAATTATGATCGATGGGAAGCGCTATGATGTACCGATCGTCAAGCTGGATCACTCGGCAGAGTTTTTATACAAGTATGCAGAGCGAACTGTGGACGGCGTGCTGCACAGTGAAATGATCGGCGTTTATTTTAATTACCAGGTAGTGTTTGGGAAAAACAATGCCAACCCGACTGAGTATAAAAAACTATATGACAAGCTGACCGAGCCGAGTGAGTTTCACAGCGTGCAGGTCCCGACCATCGAAGGGGAACACGCTTTTGAAGCCTATTTCTCAAATATCAAGGACACTTTTGTCCGCATCAAAGGTGATAATCGCTATTTCAAGGGGCTTTCGGTGAACATCATCGCCCGGAGACCTGCGAGGCAATGACCGGCTGATGATAACTTACCCTGAAATAGTGTTTGAAAACGTGACTTTTGGCGCTGAGGACATTCGCGATTGTACGATTGTTGAGGATTTTAATCCGCTGGCGATCACTGTTCCGATCAACACAATGGACTTGACGCTGTACAGCGATGCGGGTGGGTTTACGATCATCAACCCTTCGGGGGTGTACGAGCCGCTGTTGACGCGGCAACCCATGGCTGTTTATATTAACATCGATGGACAACGGCACTTTGTCGGCCAGTATTTCATGGATGTTTGGGAAAACCAGTCTGAAAACCTGATCAGCCTCACGTGCATTGACGCTTTGGGACTGCTGGACAAGGATGATTACAAGGGCGGGTTGTGGCTGACCCCGATCAAAGCGGGCGTGATCCTGGATGACATCTTTGCGCAAGCCGGACTGGACGTAATGATCGACGACCAGGTTTATGATGTGGAACTGACCGGCTGGTTGCCTATCATGAAATATCGTGCAGCAGTGCAGCAAGTGTGTTTTGCTGCTGGCGGGTATGTGCGCTCAAGCCGTCAGAGTGTGGTTAAGATCGGCAAGATGGGTTTTATCTCTCAAAGGCAAGCTGGGGTGCGCACTGGCGTGGCAGGTGTAGGACAAAGCCGCGTGTATCAGATGCGCTGGCGGGGTAATGTGATGATCTCATTTGAGGGAACCGGCATTGCGACCACTGGCATCAAAAGTGGTGTAGCTTCTGTGGGCCAGAGCCAAACGTATCAGAGACGATGGCGGGCAGCGCAATGGGAGGGTACTGAGTATTACCGGGAGGTGATGAACAGTGAGCAGGGCGCTGATCGAGTGCTTACATTGCGTGAGAAAGTCACTGGCGTAAAGATTGTTATGCATGATTTTACACCAGGCGATGGGGAGCGTAAGCTGTTTGAGAGAACTCTGGCAAGCGGTGTTTACCCTGTTGAATTCAGTCAACCGATGCACACCCTGACAGTTGAAGGCGCGACCATTGTTGAAAGCAGTGCCAATCATGCCGTGCTTGAGGTGAGTGCGCCCGGAGAGGTGCGATTGACCGGGATGGTGTATAACGATTTGATTTCAACGATTGCGATTAATGCACCGATAAGCTCACATGATAAACCCAGCGTGATTCGAGTTGATGATGCCACGCTGGTCAATTCTTCTAATGGAGCCGAGATTGCCCAGAGAGTGTTTGATTACTATCAACAGCGATATAAAAAGAAAATGCGCCTGTTTGGCTCGGCATTATCAGCAGGAAATATTGTTCAGGTGGAGACCTTGTATGGAAATACGCTGTTTGGCGTGATTGAGCATGCTGAGATTGATCTGGCAGGGGGAAGTCTGGTAGATGCTGAAGTGATCGGAGTGGTTGTTTGAGAAATCATGGCCTGAAAAATAATTGTTTGAGAAATAACAAGGAGTAGGATATGCCAAATTACACAAAAACTGTATGGGAAGACGAGGTTTTGGCGGGAGCAGAACGCTTTGAGATCACCAAAAACGCTGGGGGTGCGGTGGATGCAATTGGCGACCTGGCGCAATGCGGTATTGCACTGAAGACAAGCGTCATCAAGGCGGGAACACCGTTGAATGCTGCTAACCTCAACAAAATCGAGGATGCGCTGGAGCTGCTGGCGGGTTTAATCGATGTTTACGATCTGCTGCACTTTTTGGTGTTGGAAACCGATGAAATCATTAAGGCTGAAGATAATTTGATGTTGTTTCCGGTGCCGGATAAGCATAACGGGAAGAAAGCAGTCAGGTTGTTTGTATACCTGCCAGGAGCGGCGAGTTCGAGCGGTAACGTGGTTGTGCGGGTGTATAACAAGACCACTTCAAGTAACCTGGGCACGGTGACGCTCACAGCGGGCAATAAGATCGGATCGAGTGTGATCGACGTGTTACTTACGGAAAACGATGAGCTGCGGATCGATGTGACCAGTGCCGGGACAGGAGCCAAAGGCCTACAGGTACAGATCAAGGTAGACAAATCATGAGTGTTATTGTTATCAAGCGCAGGGCAAAAAAGGCATTTGAGGTTCCAGAGGGTGGAATTATTTTATGGTATGGGATCGCTACTGATGTTCCTGACGATTGGGCCATTGATGCTTATGCCAAGGATGCGTTTGTGCGCGGCGCCAGTGAGGGAAATGCCAACAATGTAAAAGTTGGCGGCACATTTGTTCACAAACACACTTATGCAAGCAAAACATCAGCTGTGGCAGCACACACACACAGTACAACGGCAAGCGGCACGACGGGCAGCGCATCCGGTTCACAAGCTCACTTTGGTACTGCCAATGCAAATGCTGCGACCACAAATCATACTCACAGTGTGTCGGGCACACGGAAGACTGACAGCAAGGGCGGGCACGATCATGCGATGCAAAAAACAGGTGAGACCGAGGTGTATCCGCCTTACTGCAGGTTGTATTGGATTAAAGCTATTACAGACACATTTTTACCGATTGGCGGGATCGTGATGTGGGACGGCGCATTAGCAGGTAGACCACTGGGGACGAACCTGTGCGATGGTACGGGAAATACTCCCGATCTGCGCGGCGATTTTGTGTATGGAGCGAACCAGGACACGGACGTCAAAAAACGGGGCGGCGCGGAAACGCACAGGCATGCCAATCAAACTGTGATCCCTGATGGTGGCCATGATCACTCAGTATCTGGCTTTTCTACAGGGAGCGGTGCATCTTCAAAGAATGCTTCGACTTACGGCGGTGTTAATCTGAGCGCTGGGGATCACAGTCACAGCTTGTCGGCAACCCTGACCGGTGACGGGGACCATACGCATACGATTGGCGACACTAATGCTGGATCGAGCTTGCCACCGTATGTCATGCTGTATTTCGTGATGAGGACAATATAATGGATAACTTACCTATCGGAACGATCATTGCCTGGAAAAATGCCGCAATACCGAGTGGATGGGCGGTGTGCG